ACACCCCCAGGCTTTTCGTTGCGTTCGCCAAAATGGGCGCATTAATGGGTGAAAAGGGGATCGGACCCAATGGGACCGGAACCGGAAGCGGGGGAGATAATACGGGGAAACCCGACCCCAAGAAAGTCTATAAAAACTCGATCTTAAGAGGATTGATGTAAAAAAGTGCTATCCGGGCGTTGCCCGGAGCGAATAGGGCACCTTTGCCGCATTCGCTGTAAACCTTTCGGTATTCTCGCACGATCCAACCATAGCAGGAAGGTAGTGCCCCCGACTGGGTAGCAGGAATCACGGGACTGGGACCGGGACTCTACTACTACTCAAAAAAGGGGGCCTACGGCTATGGCCGACCTCAGTTCGGTACAGACCCTACTCGACGTAGGGAAAATGTACCTTAACAAAGACCTGCTTCCCATTGTGGAGCTTCTTCACAAGAGGAACGGAATCCTTCGTTTCTCTGGGTGGGAACTGGCAAATCAGCTTACCTCGCACATCTTCTCCAAGGAAGCGGCGCTTCCCGATGCTGCTGAAAGGGCAATCGGTGAAGGGTCCGTTTCACAGAACGCGCAGGTGAGCCAGGGGACCGAGGATCTTTCCTACATCGAGGGAAAATCCAGAGTCGATATCATATTCCGCGCGATCCACGGGGCCAAGTTCCCCGAGTACCGACTCAAGAAGGACACGCTCAATTCCGAAGGATTCGGGCAGGGAATCGCCACCAGGATCTTCTATGGGACCGGTGCGCCCGGAAAGGTGAAGGGGCTTGCCACCCGGTATCCCAATATCGGAAGCAACGTCAGGAGCGCCGGGGGTGCGGTGGCAAACGCCAATACCAGTTTGTGGGTAATCCAGCCCGGAGACGGGAAGTGTAACTTCCTCGTCGGTGAGGGGGCGAAACCTGGAAGCGTGGAAGGCGAGTTCTCGACCGGGTTCCTCAGCATGACGGACCTGGGAATCCTCCCGCGCGTCACCGACGTGGCCACGGGCGCGGATCTCTTAGAGTTCGTGACTCTGTTCGAGATTTTCATGGGTCTTTGTGTATACCGCGATGATGCGGTGCAGAGACTTTGCAACATCAACACGACCACGGGTGACGGTGAAGTGGACCCCGATCAGGTCATAGACATGATCGACTCGCTTCCCGATCCCGAAGGTGAGAAGTACATCTTCTGCAACAAGATGGGGAGGCGTCAGCTTAAGAAGAACACTCTTAACAAGACCCTCTACACCCAGGAAGCGGATAAGTACGGGCAGATGCGCGACGTATTCTACAACGCGCAGATCGTCATCACCGAGGCCATTACCAACGTCGAAGCGGTTGCGGCGTAAGGAGGACAGCATGGGAGTAATTGACAGTGGCCTTCGTTTCTCCAAAGCCCAGGCGATCACCGCGAGCGCCCTGGGTACTACGCCCCTTAACGGTAAGGCCGTCAAGGATTGGGGTCGTGGAGGACCGATCTACTTGAATGTTTGGCTGGATGTTCCGTTTACGACCTCAGCCAATACCCTGAAAATCGATCTTGTTTCCAAGGTGGGTTCAGCCCCCGCAGCGGGTGACAAGGTTCTGGAAGTCATGCCTGCAAGAGCCACTTCAGCATTGCTGACCGTCGGTCTTCTTGTGTGCATCGCGCTTCCCCAGGATCTTCCCGGAGAGTTCTTGAACGTCTCCTATACGGCCTCCGCCGCTCTTGCGGCCGGCGCCGTTACCGCGTGGCTCTCTCTCGGCCAGGGTGTGGCGGTCAAAACCACCACATAAAAGAAGGACGTCATGGCAGACACAGAGGTACAGATTTGCAACATGGCGCTCGCCAGGATTCAGGGCGAGCCCATTTCCGACTTAGAGACGGACGACTCCAAGGCCGCTGCGCTCTGCCGGACCATGTACGAACCGGCCAGGGATGCGATCCTCGAATTGGATCCTCCCTGGTCTTTTGCTATTGCTCGGCAAGTGCTTGCACTATCCACGGAAACCAATCTTTCTTCCAAGCTCTACATTTATACGCTTCCCGTCGATCCCTGGTGTATTCGGCCCCTGGTGCTCCTGGACCCCGAATGCGATTACCTGGAAATGAAAGGTTATCCGTTTGACAGGGAGGGGGGATTTCTTTATACGGACATGCCGAATGCGGCGTTAAAGTACGTTTCCCGTATCACTGATACCCGCAAGTTCTCACCGTTATTTACGGACGCTCTCGTGTGGAGGCTTGCCGCCGAGCTTTTGAAGCCGGTCGAAGGAACGACCAGTATCGATCTTTGGGCCATGTACCGCGACACCCTGCTTTTAGCGGAGGGGGCCGATGCGCAGGGTTCCAGGGAGCCCCCATTGCCTCCCACCTCATGGGTAAAGAGTAGGTTTTAGCAATGTCTACCAGTTACGGCGTCAAATCATTCGCATACGGGGAACTTTCCCCCCTGTATCGGGGCCGCTCGGAAACCGACCGCTATAGCTGGGGATGCCGTCAAATGCAGAATATGTACGCGCTTCCCCTGGGACCCGCAGAGAAAAGGCAGGGGACGATTTACGCAGGTTCAGGCAAGACGGCGGGAAGCAAAGTACTTCTTGTCCCCTGGGTTATCTCACCGACCGAAGGCAGGATGCTTGAGTTTGGTCATAACTATATACGTTTTTACAGCAACGGCGTCCCTATTCTCTCTGGGGGTGTGCCCGTCGAAGTAACGACGACGTACACGGAATCCGATCTTCCCAAAGTCCGAGTCAAACAAGTCACCACCTTTATGCACATTGTATGCGATGGTCACAAGGAGGCCAAACTCACACGGACCAGTGATACGGTATGGACTCTTGCGGATGTGACGAATACGGCGGGAGCGGGGGAAGAAAACTTCTCTACGAATTGGCCCAAGCTTATAGAGTTCTATGAAGATCGAAAAATACTTGCGAACACTCCCGCCAAGAAGTCAACGTTTTGGGGTTCCGAAGTTGGGGTATATGAAAACTTCGATCTTGGAACGAACGCGTCGGATCCATGGGAAAAGACACCGCTGGTTCAGCGCAATGCGGAAATCCTTTGGCTTCTTGCCGGGGATGCCTTTCTTTTTGGAACCTCCGAGGGACCTTTTAGGGTAGGCGGAACGGAAACGATTCTTACTGGGGATGAGGCATGGTGGCCGCAGATACAGGCGGCGGTGGGGTGTGCCAATATTCCCGCGCTCATGGTAGATGAGTTTGCGTGTTTCGTGGGTAAGTCGGGGAAACATCTTTATCGATTTCAATACAGTGATTCTTCGGCACAATATGTACCGGAAGATCTTTTATTTTACTCCGGGCACCTTGCGGGAACGGGAATTATTGGAATCGCTCACCAAAGAGAACCGGAGTCGATTCTTTGGGCCTGGACGAGTGACGGCAAGCTTTTAAGCGGATGCTACAGCAGGATCACAAACTCAATCGGCTGGACCCCTCACGACCTTGGCGGGTACGTGGAATCGGCTGCCGTAATTCCTACCACCGGCGAAGATCAGGTTTGGGTATCCGTTGCCAGAACCATAGGCGGAACCGTTGTCCGGCACATTGAATATTTCGCGGCCCGCGAATGGGAGGAAACCAGGGATTACCACGGCGTGGATGGGGCCGTGGTTTGGGACGGCGGGGAGGAGGTAACCGTCACGTCCATTTCAAACGCCAATCCCGCTGTGTGTACGGCAACTTCCCATGGATTTGTCGATGACGATCATGTGTGTTTCGACGACGTTGTGGGGTTGACCGATGTAAACGGCGAAGTTTACACAGTGAAGAACGCGACCACACACACGTTCGAGCTCTACATGCAGGACGGAAGCACTCCTATTGATTTCTCCGGTGAAACCGCGGGCACGGGCGGGACCGTTGAGAAAGTTACGAACATCGTCACCGGGCTTTCGCACCTTGAAGGGGAGACGGTTTCCACGCTTGGCGACGGGGCCGTGATTCCCGATGAGGTTGTAGCATCCGGGCAAATTACCCTGGACGAGTTTGCCAATAAGATCCGCACCGGACTTCCCTTCACTTCCTACCTTGAACCCATGGCGATAGCCGAGGCCAGGAATCGTACCAAGACCGTGAAAAAGGTTTATGCCGAGTTTTACAAGACGGCGGATGCGCAGATAAGCGACGGAGTAAGGGCGGCGAAACAGATTACTTTCGACGGCGCCCCTGACATGGACGAACCGCCCCCTGCACACACCGAGGGGATAAAGCTCCTGTTTGAGGGCTACGCCGGTTATGACGGGAGGGTAAGGATTGAAAGCAAGCATCCCCTACCACAGACGGTCCTTGCGGTGATTTACGAAATGACGGTTGTTGCATGACGAATATTACCGTCCGTCATTATCGCATCGAGGACATGCTCGCCATTTACAAGGAGAAAGAACCGGACGGCAATCCCGCGGATTGGATCAAGACGGCGGAGACGCGGGCCGAGTTTGGCCCGGCTTATACGTTTTTTCACGGCGAGACGATCCTCGCTTGTGCGGGAGTAACGATCTATTGGGAGGGCGTCGGGGAAGTCTGGCTTTGTACGTCCAAGAACTGGAAGGACTATGCGTATTCGGCGGTTATCTGGACTCGGAAAATACTGGACCGCCTGCAGGACGAGAACAAGCTTTGGCGCATTCAGGCCGACGTGGTAGCCGAGAAAACGGCGGCGCGGCGGTTCGTGGAACACTTCGGATTTAAGGCGGAAGGGTTAATGCGAAGATACGATGTTTTAGGCCGTGATTGCATACGTTACGCGAGAATCAGAGAAGGAGTAGGGGCATGAATTCGGCTACTAAAGCACAGGCTGAGGCCGCAAAGTATAATGCCAAGGCTGCCAAGCGAGATGCAAGCAACCTTATGACTACCGCGCAGGAAAGTGCGGAGTCATACACTGAACGGGCCAACTCGGAGCTTTCCCAGGCGATGGCAATTCTCGGCAAGACCGGCAACTTGAGCACCGAGGAAAACGCAGCCAAGACATCCGATATTGATGTGGGAAGCTACGACACCGAGGAAGTAAAGGCCCTCAGAAGCGAGTCTTCCACTCTTGCCGCAGAACTTGCAAAAACAGAGAAGACGATTACGACAGAAAGCACTGAATCGGGGGGCGGAGTAACTTCGGATAATCCCGAATACACCGAGCTTTCAGAAAAACTGAAAGACGTGAATGAAAAACTTTCCATTATCGGGACCGGTGGCGGCGGGACGCAGATCGAGGCTTCCGATGCTCTTCTTCATGCCTCCGGGAGCGATCTTTTGACCATGGTTTCAACACGGGACGCCCTTGAACGCGACAAGCGCACGCAGATGCGCAATTATCAGACGGAAGCAATGTCCTATCTTAATGCCTCCGAGCAATATGAAGAACAGGCTGGATATTTAGAAGACGCTGCCTCATGGGATACGTGGAGCACGATTCTTGGGGCTGGAACGGGTATACTTTCCCTCGGCACGTCATGGGGATGGTTTTAATCGATGGCAACAGTCAAGCTTCCAACTTACAAATCCAAGCTCATAGATCAGCCCGCAAGGACTCTACGCAAAGACCCGTCCGCTGAAATTGTAGCAGCCAACGCGCAGAATCGTTTCATGGGGAACCTGTTCGGCGCGGCTGCCGATATTATGACCCAGGCCGTTCAGCGGCACCGCGCCGACCTGATGGGCAGGATGTCCTTGAAGTACAATGCCTGGAAAACGGACAAGCTGCGGGAAATCGAACAAAAGCCCATTGGCCCGCGCGATCCGCGTTTTCAGGAAATCCCCGAAGAGGAGCGGGCACTCCCCAACCTCTCTTCATTCACCAAGCAACGTTCCGAGTTTCTTGAAGGCTTGAACGATGAAATAGACGACAGGGTTGTGCGGGACGCTTTCAAAAAATGGGCGGACGAACGTTGGATTGGGGAACAAGACAGCCTGGCGCGGTGGGATTTTGCCAAGACCAAAGAAATTCGATTCGACGACTACGGCGAGGATTTTTTAGCCGCGATTGAATCCGGGGACGTGGGGATTTGTAAGGATCTCTCCACGGCGGCGCTCGCGGACGGCACCATTGATCAAGTTCAATTCGACGATCACATGGACCTCGCGCACAAGGACGTGACCAAGCAAGGCGCGTTTGTCAAAGCCCTTGGCATGGGTGAGGGCGGTCTGGAATGGCTTACCAACCGCGACAACCTCAAATATGCGACCTATGACGGGCAGATCAAGGAAATGCCGCTCGGCGATCAGGTTGATTTGATCAAACGGTTCAAAGATACCTGGAAAATCAACCAGGATGAGCAGAAAAAAGCTTGGGATCTGACATTTATTACGCTCATGGGAGCGATTGATTCCGGGAAGCTGGATGGAAAGTCGATCAAGCTTAATGAGCTTCTTGGCGTTATAGAAGACCCCGCGACCAATCTTGACAATGAAATGCACGGGCGGCGCACGGTCTTGCGGGAAATGATCGACAACAGGATTCACGGCCCCAGGTCTACTGAAATAAAAAGCGATCCCTTCACGCTTATGCGTTTGAGTGACGCGCGAAATGATCCCACAATTCCCGATTCTCAGTTCAGGGACGAAGTTGCGCGGGCTGCGCGTGATAAAAAATTAAGCACGACGGACACCGAACAGTGGTATAACAAGGACCGCCCCGAGACTCCAATGTCCCGCATGGTGTCGAAGACCTTCGGTGAGGCGGTTCAGGGTGCATATCCGCTCATGGCCCCCGAAGAGGCGGGCCGTCTGGTTACCTCCTTTGAAAAAGAAATCGAACAGGCGAGAAAGGATAAAAAGCCCTATTCGGATGAAGAAATCCAGAAACGTCTCGAAGCGATCATGTATCCCTATAAGATGCAGAAGATCGGGAGACTGATAGATAAATCCGTGACCGGAGCGAACGAACCCACGGAGAGCGACAAGAAGGAATACGAAGTTTTCAAACAAGCGATGAGCGATAAATATGACGCCGTCATGGGCCGGAAAAACTTTCTTGGTCTTGGAACGGGCGGATGGGAGCCGAACCTTGAGAACATCGAGGCCAAGAAAGTTTTTCCG